AAGGTGCCACGTGATTCTGTATAGATCGGCTCTTTATATATACCACTTCTTAAGTATTCTATACAGTCACTATCCGTTTGAAAATAATATACAGTATTCTTTGATTCTATCAACCATACAATATATCCTATTTGTGGATATAAAATAGCATGTTGTTTTGAACATAGTCTTCCTACAACATATATAATGGAATCTCTAGCAAAAAGACCATTTACTAAAAGTGCACTTCCATCTGGAATAAGAATGACTTTTGAATGTTGAACTTTTTGAATTTGTTCAAGCAAAGATGATGTTGCAGATGTATTATATACCGAATATGGAATTCCTGTTCGGTCCATAAAATCTACGATAGACCGAAAAGATATTTTCATATGATTATTTCCTTCATAATTATTTGTATCTTCCCTCGGGAAAAATGTAAATCCATCTTTTATATTAACATATATAGATGGGATGATATTTTTTATTAAAGACTGATGTTCATGAGATATATCTTTACGTGTCAATGAATATGTAGGGGAAGGAATCATACATGTAGAGCCTAGAGGAATGGAATATACCACATCTTGCATATCTAACCCAAAATAGTGTATATATAATTCCTTATATGGTTTGTATGAACCAATCATGAGTTTCATAGTAGGATTCGTTTCCTTTAAACGCTTATATACAGGTATATAAATAACAGATTCGTACACCCAATGTCCAAATGCTGGTATCCTTCCCATATCTATTACGAATATAAAAGTGTCATCCCTCTCTACTGTTTGCCTAATATAAAGTCTATCATATAATGGTGGAGTTGTTGTAACAGACTCAACGTTTTGAACAATAAATATTTTTATTCCATCCATTTTATTAACTTCAATATTTGGATGATAAGAGTCTGTAATCTCCATACTATTTATTATTTTGTTTGTTCGTTAAGCAGCCATTTTATATGTTCAGCGCCCATTCCTTCTTTACGAAATGCTTGATATATTTCAAAGGGGCTACCATCCATAAATTTTATATGTTGTAACAATGGTTCAGAAGATATTGTCTTAAAGAATGAAATCACACCTTGTATCCATATATTCGAACGAGTAATCCATATTTCTTGAAGATATTTATTTTTAGCCAAAGTATTGAACAATGACGTATTAAATGAAAAATCCGTATAATCTTTGGACCCCATGCCACCAAAATCCCATACCCATATCCATGGGCCTTTGTATTCATTTATATGAATACTTATATTCTCAAGTTTTGTCCCATCTTTATTTGAATCTAATGATTTAGATGGGGACGAATAAATAAACATTATATCATTTACTGTTGCAAACTTAACAAATATGTGAAATCCAGGATGAGCAATACATTTTTGACATTTCATCTCTCATATACTATTCATATATCCTTAATACCAGTGTTCCATTGTTTTGTTTGGGGCAAATTGTCGTTCCAACCCAGGTGTCCATTGAGTATAATCAATACGGTCATTTCTTGACTTTTCCCCTGGTGTAAAAAAAGGATCCATTGATTTGTATGAATATGTAACACTAGGAACATCAATTGTATTTTCACCAGCATTTACATTAGGTTCATGCGTTGCCTGTGCCTCTTCTTCCATAGGAGGATTGATGTCATTGACTGACATAATGGAAAACACATTTGGTTGAATTTCTTTCATCTTAGCTACTTTTCCTTTTGCTGCATATATCTTATCAACTAATTCTTTTGCATCGGCAGCATCATATGTTGTAAGTTCAGATGGCATTTTAGGAACATATGTATTTAACATCTCTTTTTCTTTTGCCTCTTGGGATGCTAAATCCGGAGGCGTCATAGAAGACCCATTTATATTTGTATATATATTAGGTATCGGAGAAGGATTCTTAAAGGATTCCTTAAAATTAGCAAGACCCCTTTCAAAATGTGCAGAACTGGGAGGTTGTACAGACCAATCCATCGGATAGGAAGATAATAACATCTTTCGTGTTGCAGGGGATATATCTCTTTCGCCTTCATGCATCGCAATCATATTATATTCATAATCATCTACACTTGTTATATGGGTTGTATCATATGGAGGATTAATAGACATTGGAGTGCTAGTAGGAGTAGATTTCACAGCATGATTTGGAGAATGAGTGCCATATATATTATGCATATAAACAGATTGATAGCCAGTTGGACTACTATATAAGACTAATATGCATATTATTAATCCAACAAGTATCAATAAAAAAAGAGACCATTCCATTCTATAATCGTTGCGGCAAATAATTCCAGGTTCCTTTATATACATACACCCCATAAATAACAACCGCAAGGTATAACATAGGTATATACATATCTTTTGACCTTACTAATAAAATAATAAATAAAAGTACAAGTGCAGAAGTAAATAACATCCAAAATGTATATGACATCTTTTCTATTCTATATTAGATGCCGAAAGCAACCACCAGAAAGGCAAAGAAAGTTCTTAATGTTCAAAAAAAGAGTGATATTCCTAAATTAAAAAAAGTTATGAAAAAAGAGGATATTCTAGTTGTAATGGTATTGGCACCATGGTGCGGAGCATGTAAAAAGAAAAAACCAGATATTATGAAAAGTTTATTAACTCCTACAAAGTACCCTCGTGTAGTTGTTGATAGTGATGTGGCAAATAATGTACCCGAACTCAAAAATGCAGTGACACGTTATCCATCTTTTCTTGTATTAAAAAATGGCTCTCCGATAGAACAAGAAGGCCCGGAAGGGATTACAAAAGAAGTTCAAACAAATCCGACAACGGTTGATGAATTTATTGACTTGGGAAATAATCCTCCTAGTAGGTCAAAGCCAAGTACGAATACTACAGTACCTGTTTCTACCTTTAGTCCAATGACAATGAATGTTAACAAAACTAGGAACACACGTCGTTTAAATCAATCTCCTATTAAAAATGCTACTCCAACAGAATTTCCCCCTAATACAAATATAGAATCTAAGACTCGTTTAACAGAAGAACCCCTTACTAAGAAATAATTCTAACAGGCTTTCTATATGCATACCAATCATACCATCTGTGTGTTCCATCTTGTTGTATAGGTACTGTGAATGGATGGATTTTCCATGAAGAATCAACATATGGGAGCTGTTGCTTCTGTTGCTGTTGCTGCTGTTGCTGTTGCTGCTGTTGCTGCTGTTGTTGTTGCTGTTGCTGCTCCTGCTGTTGCTGCTCCTGCTGTTGCTGTTGCTGCTGTTGCTGCTGTTGCTGCTGTTGCTGCTCCTGCTGTTGTTGCTCCTGTTGCTCCTGCTGTTGCTGCTGTTGCTGCTGCTGTATATTCTCATGTTTTTCAACTATCTCTTTTCGAACAATCATAGCCCTTCGAGGTGTATCATCTCCAACTCTAGAAATAGGTCTCTGTCGAATATGTTGTGGAACAATACGATGTAAATTATTTGAATGTAAAGTATCTATATAATACCATCGTAGGCATATGGATAATATGACTACCATGATACCTATTCCTACCATAATAAATGTAAATCCATCTGAATGTAATTGTTCATATTGTGTTTTTTTATATTCAACATTTGGATCTGTTCCAGGCGCAGTATTCATTCTTGGTAAAGAAGTTATACCATATACAATACAAGAAATGGCAGATATAGTAAATGATATTAATACAAGAATATATTTACATTTATTATACATAGTAGATGATACCTTTCCAGTATGTTCACGACAAACTTCACTTTTTCTGCTCATAAAAGTTGATATTTCAAGTGACATATAAAAAAGCACACCCCACATGGATATTCATATATTTGATGCTATTGCACGTGACCAATGTATAATAAAAAAAACAGAAGATGAAATTCTCGTAGAATATGAAGCTGAAAATGATGAGGATGCTTATACTGATGAGTGGACAAGTACAAGACCAAACGCGGTTACAGAATACATGATACAATTATTTGGAACAACAGCAGAAGGGAAACAAGTCCATATTGAAGTCGAAGGCTTTCGTCCATTCTTATATGTAGCGCTTCCTTCCTGTAAGACACCCACTGAAGAATACCGATGGAAAAGTATGATAGAAGAGAAAATTCACTCTGAACTAGGTCATTATTCAAAAAGTATACAAATTGAAAAGGTGAATAAACAAAAACTATTTCGATATACAGGAGGAAAATATTTTCCTTTCCTTCATATTTCTGTGCCCTCTATGACGGTATATCGTAAACTCAAGAAACTCCTTTTAACAGAAGAACCTTATAATAAAAACAAAGAAAAGTCAACAAATACTAGCGGGATTCCTCGTCTCAAAGTAGGAGGTAGAACAATTGAAGTATATGAAGCAAATATTGACCCCATGTTACGTTTCTTTCATATACAAAATATTCAACCATGTGGATGGATTCATATAGATAAACCTCATATTGATTCAAAGGAAGATTATTTAAAAGTAAGATGTGAATGGAAGACCATTCATCCATGTTCTATACCTCCTCGTCCTGTTGCACCTTTTCGTATCATAACATGGGATATAGAATGTGATTCTTCGGATGGAAGCTTTCCTATGGCCAAACAGGGATATAGACGTGTTGCAAAACAATTATGGGCACTCTGTTCTTCTGCTCTCGAAGTCCCTCATATGTTAAAAGAAGGATTTCAAGGAAAAGGTCCACTCGTTATTCCACCTTTAAAAATACCTGGTATAATACCTCGAATTCCTCCACTAACAGCTATATCAAGTATATGGGAAGGACGTGATAGCCTTGGTATTAAAGAAAAAGAGGAACGTATTATTCAATTAACGACTGTTCTAGATAAGACGTTTTGCACACGTGCTCCTATTGCTGGTGATCCTATTATTCAAATAGGCTCTGTAACCTACGTGGATGGTGTAAAAGAGAAACATGTTTTCGTTCTTGGTGGTTGTGACAAAATCGAAGGAGTTGTCATTCATCCTGCTGATACCGAAACTGAACTTTTACTTGATTGGTTTAGATGGGTCACTGAACAAGACTTTGATATATTTATCGGATATAATACAAGTGGTTTTGATGAAAAATATGTATGGCATCGTCTCGAAGAACTTGAGTTAGATGATACAATAGAAGTTAAGCGTATGAATCGTATACATTATACAGGTGGTGTAATGAAATTAGAAGAAAAACGTCTTTCATCAGCAGCCTTAGGGGATAACTTCTTATATCTCTGGACAACACCAGGTCGTCTACGTGTTGATTTACTTGGACATATTCGTAGAAAAGCACAACTTCCATCGTATAAATTGGATTCAGTGTGTGGTGTATACTTGAGTGGAAAGTTAGGCAAAGTAGAAGCATATGGTGTCAACACTTGGAAACTTCTTACAAAACAAACAGGGGATGCTCGGATTGGTAGATTTGTTCAGCTCCTTGATGAATTAGGCGAAGATTTAACTGATAAAATGGAAATTATAGGTGTCGAAAAAGGAACTCATATTCTTGTTTCATCGGAGGAAAATGTCAACCTTGTTGCAGCAGCGGCATATTCATGGGCGGTTGTAAAAGACGATATTTCTCCCGCTGATATATTTCGTATGCATCATGGCACAAACGCTGATAGAGCAAAAGTAGCAGCATATTGTGTTCAGGATTGCGATTTAACATTTGAATTGTATAGTAAATTGGAAGTATTTAATGAAGTCATGTCAATGGCAAATGTTTGTTCAGTTCCAGTTTCGTATATATTTAATCGTGGACAAGGTATCAAAATAGAATCACTTATTTTCAAAGACTGTATGGAAAGAGAACAGCTTATTCAAGTTCTCCCAACAGGTGTAGAGTCATCCGAAAGCTATGAAGGGGCTTTTGTTCTTACACCTACCCCTGGGTTTTATACAAGTCCTGTAGGAGTATGTGATTTTGCCTCTCTATATCCAAGCACAATAATAAGTGAAAATATCAGCTATGATATGCTTGTTTGGGTAAAAGATTATGACTTGGATGGTGATATAATAGGTGTAACATATGGTTCGGTGGAAGATGAAAAAAATGCTGCTCCAGGAACACAATGGACTGATATTGAATTTGATATTATTCGTCCTGTCCCAGGTGATACACGTAAACAACCTGAAAAGAAAAAGGTAGGTACACGTATTTGTAGATATGCGCAACCTGAAAATGATAAGAAAGGTACACTTCCACAAATTGTAGCAAAACTTCTTGCAGCTCGTAAAGCAAAAAGAAAAGAAATTACACAAACATCTGACCCATTTAAAAAGGCCCTTCTGGATGCTGAGCAAAATGCGTATAAAATAACGGCGAATTCCTTATATGGTCAATTAGGGTCAGGCACATTTAAAATTCGCCTTCAACATTTAGCAGCATCTGTTACAGCATATGGGCGAAAACAAATCATGTTTAGTAAATCAGCCATAGAACAATTTTATGGACCTGATGCTGGAGACCCTCGTTGTTCAGCTGAAATTGTGTACGGTGATACAGATTCTATCTTTGTCAATTTCAATCCACGAGGACCTGATGGAAAGAATTTAGAAGGGAGAGAAGCCATTGTTGCAACAATGAAATTGACAGAAGAAGCAGGTAAATTTATTACAGGAGCACTCAAAGAACCTCACGACTTTGAATATGATAAAACATTCTATCCCTTTATTATATTTAGTAAAAAACGTTATGTGGGAAATAAGTATGAAGAGTCACCCGATGACTATAAAGAAACATCGATGGGAATTGTTTTAAAAAGACGTGATAATGCGCCCCTTCTTAAAATGATATATGGTGCTGCTATTCAACAACTTCTTCTCCATAAAGATGTTATAGCAGCAACAAACGCTGTCAAACAGGGTGTTCAAGATTTGGTAGACGGGAAATTAACATTGTCACAACTTACTATAACGAAATCACTTAAATCTGATTATAAAGGAACGCCTCCAGCACATAAAATATTGGCCGATAGAATTACAGCGCGTGACCCAGGAAATGCACCTGCTTCCGGTGAGAGAATAGGATATGTATATGTAAAGCCAAGTGTAGGACAACTAGTAAGTAAATTACAGGGGGAAAGAATTGAGACTCCTACTTATATTATAAAAAATGGCTTACAAACTGATTATGAATATTATATACTTCATCAACTTATGAATCCTTTAATGCAGCTTTTCGGAATATTTGTTGAGAAAATGCCTGGATTTGTACCTCCTTCAAAATGGGAAGTTGGTGATAGATTGATAGGACAACGCGAATCCATTGCTTCAGAAATTCTATTTAGAGATGGATTAAATTGTTGTAATAACCTAGCAAAGAAAGCTTTCTTAAGTAAAATGGGTGTTATTCAGACAACAAATCAGACAACAAAACAAACTACAAAGAAAGGCAATACAAGTATACTTCAAATAAGCCAAAAGAAACAAAGTAGTATTTCTTCTTATTTATCTGATTCTCTCCTTGCTAGTTCTATGCGAAAAGCAAGAAAGGAAACGCCTCCTGTATAGATAGAATGGATCTATTCACCGCAGCTGAAGAGATAGACAAATACAGACAAAAATGTAGAGATTCTCCTCTTAATTTTTTAGCAAGAAAAGGCCAAACATATATGCCATGGATGGATCAATCCCTTTCTTCCTATGAAAAAGAAGGAGAAAAAATTATAGTTATAAATCCAACTGCTGAAGGTGGTCTTCCTCATACAAGACCTCCTAATATTATTGTCATTCCTGCTCATTACCCCCCACACATGTTAGAAGATACTCTTCGCCATGAAAGAATACACCTTCATCAACGAAAATTTCCTCTTCAATGGGAAGCACGTGCTATACAAGATGGATGGGTAAAAGTAAAAGAGGAACAAATCCCTTCTAACTTGTTAGAAAGAATTAGATACAATCCTGATACAATCCTAGCAGGGTTTTGGGCATGGGATGGTGTATGGGTACCTCTCTGTCTCTTTTTAAGAGATGATAAACCACATATAAAAGAGACAACTCTTCGTTGGTATAATATACAAGAAGGAATTACATCAGTCGTTGTACCTAGTTCTTTTACAAAAAAATACGGGGTTCTATCTGAAAGTGCCATGGAGCATCCTTTTGAATTATGGGCTTATAAATAGAAGAGTGTATATGTCACTCAAACAATTACATATTGAATGGGAGGGGCCGCCTGAAAGGTGGCATGAGATACCATATACCCTTCTTCCTAAATGTTCATTAGATGGAACAGTAACAGATGCATCTGGGAATAAACTTTTTAGTTTAGTACCCCTTGGTCCTTTAGGAAATGGAACATTTGGATATATCGATTCTTTTTTAAAAGGAGATACATGCGTTGCTATTAAAAGACCTAAAACAGGTGGTGTTTATCTTTTTATAGAAGCACTTATTCAATGGAAGACACATGAAGACTTGAAAGCATTTGGTCTTCAAGGGTGTGTTCCAAAAGTTCATGATATTTTTTTCCACCGTCCTAGCGCGTCTGTATGGTTTTCTATGGATGTATATGACCCTATTCTTTTTTCAATATGGTGTTCTACTCACATTCCTTCTCAACCTGCGCTCTTTCCTTATATACTTTTACAATTGTCTCTTATTCTCGATGTATTTCAAGAAGGTCTTACACTTGATCATCGAGATTTGAAAGTAAACAATATGTTGATTGCGAAAGAGACATTTTCTATAAATATACGTTGGAACCATTCCGACAAAAAGATTACATTTCCATTTCGTATAATTTTTATAGATTTTGGATTAGCATGTTTAGGTAAACGTGTAGATGCAAGAGATGGCTTACCTGTCATAGATACTTGTCCAAAAATAGGTCGTGATTTTTTTCATATCCTTGCTTCGATATGGTCTATTTCAAGTATACGAGAAGCATTGAACCCTATATGGGGGGCATGGGTCCGTTCTTGTTTAGCCTCTGGGTCAGGTTCTTTACAAGTGAAAGAAGCATATGTTAGATTGACTGAATCAGGAAAAGACTTGGAATGGATTCATGTTGCTACAAAAGACCCCACCTTTCAAGCTCCTCTTTGTGCGCCAAAAAAAATTATTGCCGATTGTATGCGCTTTATAGAGAGATTATGAATATATTTGAAGCCTTGTTTCCAACAACATATATGATACTTTTAATTGGATTAGTCATTGGATTTATCATAGCGTTATTAATGTTTGGAACAATATCTGTATTTCTCTTCTTTCTATTAGTCAGCGCGGGTGTTATACGAATTAAACCTATTATAGATTTTATTAATACATGCATTCAGTGGTTATTTCCAAATATATGTAAACAACTTCGCACAAATATAGCAAAATCTTTTCCTGTAAAAGTTACACATCCTTTACCAAATATGGGTATATATCTAATACACCCGCATGGTATGTTTAATATAAGTCAAGCAATGCATATTGGTACAAAGTATACAGCATGGCCTGAAAGAAATATAAAAGGTACTGTGTTAGACACTATTTGGAATATACCTTTTTCACATGAATTTTTAGAATCATGTGTTCGTTCCAACTATGAAGATATGAAAAAAGTTATAGATACTCGCTCATCCCTTATAGTGTGTGTTGGAGGAATATCAGAAATGAAAAGGGCTCAAAACAATGTATTTTCTCTTAAATTAAAGGGTAGAAAGGGAGTATTTAAATTGGCTCTAGAAACAGGAACTCATTTAGTGCCTGTGCTTGTATATGGGGAAAATGAAATATTTCAACCTATGAAAGGGGTTATAATTGAATATCTAACAAAAATATTTGGATATTTTCATATTCCTATGTGCCTTCCAACATTTGAATCAATTTATAAAACATTAAATCTTATACGTGAGCCATATGATATAAAAATAAGGACATTTATTGGAGAAGCTATTCCAGTTGAAAAAGTGGAGAACCCTACAGGGAATCATATAAGTATTCTACGAGATACATATATGAAATCATTAATTAAACTGTATGATACAACTCGACCGAAAGAGTATCCTACCAAAATAACCTTTTTTTAGAGATGTACCGTGAAAGCCGTAGACTGAATGAGTATTATCTCCTAGACCTCCAGTTTGTCTTACAGAATGTGCATATATAGATATATCTTAAATTCTCAGCATCATATTTAATATATACGATATCTGATTCTACTGCACCTTTATTACTTTGACATCCAGCATTCACACACTTTATAGTTCCACGAAGATGTGGTAAACGAGGGTCTAATAATGTAAATTCATTGACCAGATTATATCCTTCTGCTGAAAGTTGTTCTATACGCATCTCACTGACTAAACCCCCCTGTTCAGCAACATCCTTATATCCACAATTTCTACATGAGCGTTGAAGGTCACCCGTAGTATCATCAACATGTAAATATAAGTAATTATTACAGACTGTGCAAAATCGAATGGAGGAATCGCGTGTTTTTTCAACATAATCAGCATGTGCAATTTCCTGTCGTAGGCCAGCATCGTCAATAACTGTTACAGGAGCTTGACTTGTCTCGGCTAGTATAGTTCCTGTAGCAAGGCTATTTTTTGAATTAGATGTAATATCGACTTCAGTAGGTGCTGCTGTCAGAGGTTCTTCTATTTCTTCTATTTTTTTTACATTTTCCTTTTTTGATTTCTTGCCCGACATATCTGCTTTTCCTTGTATAATTCGTTTAGGCGCGGCTTGGACAACCTCCACAGCCTCCACAGGCTGAAGTAACCCTGCCCTTATTTCCTCCATCTCCACACAATGTGTTTTACCAGACCATAACTGTGCTTGCCCTGTTGCTAGTAAAACACTCCTCGCCAACGTATTCCCTGTAAACTTATGTTTCCATATATCAATTAATGCCTCTTTTTTACCCTTTTTTACAGACTCATATGCCTGCTCTGCCGTTTGCCATACAATTCCCTTCCATTCAAACGGTGTTTCTGCAACATTCGATAACACCTTCCTCCAATTTTGAATAGCATTAAGGACCGAATATGTCTCCATCGGAGAAGACAAGGTTTCTCCTGTCCCCTTCCCGGGAGGAGAATTCGATGACATCGAGTAAAATTTAAATACATCTACCATTGTGTATGTGACTTACGTACATCAAGCACCGTATAAAATCAACTTTTATCCATAATCCGTACCTCCAAAATTGAAACTTGGCCCTCAACAGTTAGAATGCACTCGTCAGCAATGGCAACATTAGAACGATATAAGGCGCACTCTTTATCACAATTTCTTGATACATATAAGGGTGAAAAAGGCTCAAATGGAGCAGAAGCATCCGTTTGCGGGATTGAAAATGTAAAGGGTAAATTCAATATTCCTGATGAGAAGTATGATGAATTTCTTGGCCTTTTACATGATTATTTGAATGTACAGAAAGGAAGGCCTATCAATCTTGTTGAACAACCTCGTTTAGGAGCACCCAAGCCTATATTAATTGACCTTGACTTCAAATTTCCTATTAGTACACCCCTTACACACCAATTTGAAAATATACATATTGTTCGATTTGTGGCAGCTATTAAAAATGCTCTCTTTCATTTCTTTAAGATTGATACAGAGGAAGATAAACAGATTCGTTTCTTTGTTAGCACTCGTCCGTCGGCCTATGCCGATGGAAAGAAATGTATCAAAGATGGAATTCATATCCAATGCCCTGATATTTGCCTAACAAATGAAAAACAACGTGTCTTACGTGAATGGCTTTTACTTCAAAAAGCTATAGAAGATAGCTTTGATGGAGTTGGATATACAAATACAGTAGAGGATATTTACGATGAAAGTATGGTTCGTAAACAAGGGTGGTTCTTTTATGGAGAATCTAAATCAAATATACCCCCTTATCAAATCACAAATGTGTTTGAGTATAATACAGAGGATGGGGTATTTGAGGAAGTGGACTGTGAGTTAAGTTCCCTTGAATTAATGAAGCTCCTTAGTGTTCGTCATAATGTGCCTGATGATACAAGCACCATTATACCTAGCAAACAGAATCTGTTTGATTCCCTATTGAACAAAGGAACTGCAGCAAAACCAGAACCTGCCCCAAAAACTACAACTGCTCCTCAAATATATCAACAGATAGTGATTCCCACGGGTCACGACGATGATGAGATTGAGTTGTCAAAACGTCTAGCATTAGAATGTTTATCGGTAGAACGAGCAGAGTCTTATAATTCATGGATGGAAGTCGGTTGGTGTTTGTCAAATATTGATTCTAGCGAAGACATGTTTAATACTTGGGTAGAATTCTCTCAAAAATCGACAAAGGCCGGTGAAACCGACTGGTCTTCCTTTCGACGAAGGTGGTCTCATGGATTTAGTAAAAATACAACAGGTTCTAAACTTAGTATGCGTTCTCTTCATTATTGGGCTCGCCATGATTCACCTGCATTATATAAGGAAATCGTAGAAGAAGACCACATTGGTTATATTCAATATAACGTAGATGATTCACATTACCTTGTAGCCAAAATGTTACAAAAAGTATACAAGGATAAATTTTGCGCATCTGTTGAGCGAAAAGGGACAGAATGGTACGTGTATGATGAAAAACTTCATACCTGGCGACATACCAATCAAGGTATGGAGCTTCGCTGTAAACTTAGTTCGGAGCTTGCCGATTTGGTAAATCGTGCAAGAATGCGTATTAAGAAAAAGGCGTGGGATACTCATTGCCAACACAATAATATTACAGATATAAGTGATGGGCATGATAATGGGGATTGGTTTCAAACATGGAAGACAACTTCTGATGGTAAACGATTTGAATTGTTAGTTAAAGTAGAAAAAAAGCTATATACAACCGAGTTTAAAAACTGTGTGATGAAAGAAGCATCGGAGTTGTTTCGTGAGGAAGATTTTACGAACTTGTTAAATATGAACCCCTATATTATAGCATGTAAAAATGGCGTCATTGAATTAAATGCTGAAACAATAGATGTATCTGGCAAAAAGACTATACAACCACTGTTTCGCGCAGGAAAGCCAGATGATTATATGAGTTTCTTAGCAGGACGTCGTTTTCCTGATACAGATGCGATTGAATATATTCCATATAATCCAGATGATAATGACCAGCGCGAATTGATGGAGTTCTTGATAAAAATCTTTCCAGACCAACATATGCGAGAATATATGATTCGCCTTATGAGTTCAACTCTAGAAGGAACAAATAAGGAACAATGTTACTATACTTTCTTAGGTGTGGGTGGTAATGGCAAGTCAAAGCTGGTTGATTTAATGACATATGCCATGGGTGATTATTGTTCTTCATTACAAGCAACTGCGCTCACAAGAAAGAGGCCAGAAAGTGGAGCAGCAAATCCTGATATTATTTGTATCAAGAACAAACGTTTTATTTACCTACAAGAACCAGATGAAAAAGAAGCACTTAACACGTCTCGTATGAAACAATTTAGCGGTGAAGATTTAGTAGAAGCACGTGGTTTGTTTGAAGACCAGCAACGATTTCGTATTACCGGTAAATTATTTATGATGTGTAACAAGCTGCCTCCTATACATTCCATGGACAGGGGAACATGGCGACGTATTCGTGTTGTTCTCTTTGGGAGTAAATTTGTAGATACCACAGACCCAGAGTATAAAGCAAAGAAACCAAATGTATTCTTAAAAGACGAGGATTTGGATAAGAAATTACGTCGTTGGAGAGAAGCATGGTTTTCCCTTTTAATCCATACATATAAGACTCAGTATATTGTAAATGGCTTACATCCAGTACCAAGCATTGTTATGCAAGAAAGTAATAAATATAAGGAAAGCTTTGACCAATATGGTAAATTCAAAGCAGAACGTATGGTCGATTTTCGTGACCCACGTCTGGGTATCCCAGAATATGGAACAGAACAAGTAAATCTAAAAGAAATGATGGGCGCATATAGTAATTGGGTTAGGGCAAATGAGGGTATCTTGACAGGCAAGAAACTTACCAAACAAGAGTTACAAAATCGTCTAGATGAGGATTTCGGTAATTTAGACAATGGTATATATAAACGTGTTGTTGTATTTATAGATGATGACGGAAAGGAGGATTTTATGAAAGAAAGAATGGCAAGTGACCCTGCTACGCAAGTCGAATAATAAGACCTGCTATAACAAGGGCAATTATGATCATTATACCTAATACTTTAAAAACTTCAGATATTCCTTTTTGAAGGTATATATATAGACATACAGCTGCCGTAAATAAAGCATACGAACAAAAGAAAAAGAGGAGGACAAATTCCTGAAGAGTTTGTCGACGTGTTTTTTTTCCTTTTCCCTGTGCTTTTGATTCTGCCTCTTCAAAGAGACTATCATGTGCCTTTGCAGATGCTTCCATATGACGAATTTCATTTTGCATCATTGAGCTTGATGGCATTCTAGCAACTGGATTAAATAATCTAGATACCAATGTATCTACCTCATTTGATAGTGTAACGATTGGGTCTATAACTTCAGACTTTACTGTTGTCATTCTAACTTACGGAGAACATTGTGATGTTGAAGATAAGTTTGAATCATTTAACCCAAGGTATCTTCTATTCCAATAACGTTTGTCACGACTCATTTCGGTATAAGAAGCACGATTCCATAATACACCGACCACGATAAGTAAGAGAACTCCTACAATAACATACATAACAGAATCACTTATAATGCCTCCTTGTCGGAGAAAGAGAAGTACAATAACAAGACCTAAGAAGATAAAGAGTATCTGTAAAAAAAAGAGTGTATCCATTTTATTTTGAGCCTGCCACTCATTGATTTCCCCTTGCCGGGTATACGTATCTTTTTGGCGTCTAGCTTCACTTACCTTTGAATTATTTTGGTCTGTCATAAGAGATGCTGCTTTTGATAAACTCATATTCCTCCCTACCATACGCCCATATGTAATAGTTCCATCAGATGATGTTTCTGCCCCACTAAAGGAATTGTTAAAATCATTATTTATATCCTTTGTTATATCATCGATAACTTTAGAATAATCCACTGGACTTGTTTGATTACTACTCATACTATACGTACTTTCTATAATTTACTCCCTTAGGTTCATAATGATACCCAGAGCGGCTATATTTAAAAAAGCATAGAATCCCAACAGAAGTGTAGAATATCTATTTTTTTCCTCTGTATATTCAATTACACCCTTTCTGAAATCAGCTTCTGATTGAAGCTTATGAATATTCTTCGCTGATGATTGTAATGTATTTACCCTAGCTTCCACATCTGCTTGGCTTCCAAACGAATATCCTGATGCCTCAAGTTCTTGTGAAATACTGGCTAAAGTACTTGAATAATATAAATTAATAGATTGTAATAAACTATTTATATCTACTATACGTGAATTAATACATGCTAAATAATATGCTATTTGATTTAAATTATACGCTTGAACATTTATAGTTGAGCTTGGTACAATAGACATAGGCCCGTTTTTTGCAGTAGCTTCTATTCCTCCAATTTTACCAATTCCTATATCAGGGCCATTTGCCGAATAATTAGTATAATTATATACTGCAAAATATTTATTTAATAAGTATAAATATAACCTCTTATAATAACAATATTCCGCTAAAATGAGTCCAAATGTATTTAAATTAAAAGCTTCAAGTTTATCCATTTGACTTTTTTGCTCATTACTTAAAGTATTATTACTTTGACTGAGTGTTTGATACAAAAAAATAAGGGATGCTTGATTCGCATTAGGAGGACTTATAAAATCAGCTGAATTATAAAGTTGTTCTTTACTTATTAAGTTTCCATCACGAATAAGATCCATTACTTTATTATGAATATCATTTTCCGATAAAGCTACCTTTCTATAGTCAGGAGAACCTAGTGGATATCCGAAATATTGACAAATTGTCTTGTTACTATTTATAACCGCCGGACCTGTATTTTTAAAATATTTCAAAACCTTATCTTCTATACCTACACCAGTTGCTTCTCCAATAGTATATCCAGCATTAATAAACTCCTTTAAAGGGGGAGTAGTGCCAGGGGCACTTGCTGATGCAATATCAGCATATATAATAGCTGGAAATGACCCTCCACCGGAAGGATGAACATACTGACAAGCATCTACAATATAAGTAAACACCATCTATATTTGAATTACTTTTTAGTATAAATATGAACTAAATATCCTATAAAAATACCAAGGGCGATAATATATAATATATATCCCTTTACAGTTTCATATATGTTTGTTGCCCCCATATCATATGCTGGTGATGTTGTTATATTTACTTGAATACCCTGTGTTCTTATAAATAGAACAACCGATAGTAACAATAAAAAGAGAGCAATTCCAAATAGAATAAATAAAGAATATTCATGCATCGGACGACTCATTGGAAACCACCCTTCATAATAGGATACATGGTTTTCAGGATTAAGAATCATTTCAAGTCGTTTTTTAGATACATCCAATGCCTCTTTTGCCTTTATATATTCCGACCTATTGTCAGGTATATTTACAGATTCTTCTATACAATTTACCATATATTTAAGTATAGGTATATCTGTATTTTGGAGTGATTTAATATATGTTTGTATGGGTGCTCCAGGATCCCACGTAAAAGCCGCATAGCCATTTATATTAGCTCGACTAAGGTCATTTGAGTAACCATTGAGCCATTCACGTAAATGTTGTATTTTATATTTTGATAAAAAAGAATTTCT